CAAAATAGCCAATTATAGCAAATAGGAAAAGGTGGTCAAGCCGCAACACCCCGGGGGGTGATTTTCTTGTCCCGGCCATTATAGCAAATAGGAAAAGGTGGTCAAGCCGCAACACCCCATAAATTAAATTAAATCCAAATTCAATTATAGCAAATAGGAAAAGGTGGTCAAGCCGCAACAATTTCATCTTCATCATCTGAAGCAATAGATTATAGCAAATAGGAAAAGGTGGTCAAGCCGCAACAGAGGTCAGATTGCGGACAGTCGCAAAAGAATTATAGCAAATAGGAAAAGGTGGTCAAGCCGCAACAAACTATACTGCAACAACACTTATACCGCGATTATAGCAAATAGGAAAAGGTGGTCAAGCCGCAACGCTCGGCTCTACCTCGATAACCACGCTGCTATTATAGCAAATAGGAAAAGGTGGTCAAGCCGCAACCCGGGATATATTCTTTCCACAAGCCGCCGCATTATAGCAAATAGGAAAAGGTGGTCAAGCCGCAACCTTCATCGACAACGCTCTGAATTGATGTGCATTATAGCAAATAGGAAAAGGTGGTCAAGCCGCAACGTTAAAAGCTGCTTTTCAGTGTTGGCGGTATTATAGCAAATAGGAAAAGGTGGTCAAGCCGCAACACATAACGCGCGATAATGTCAATTCTTATAATTATAGCAAATAGGAAAAGGTGGTCAAGCCGCAACATAAACTAGGAATTTAAAAAATGAGTGAAGATTATAGCAAATAGGAAAAGGTGGTCAAGCCGCAACCATTTTGGGCAATAATCAATAAAAACCGTGATTATAGCAAATAGGAAAAGGTGGTCAAGCCGCAACTACTGGTCAATCTGTCCGCGCGGCGGCTCAATTATAGCAAATAAGAAAAGGTTGTCAAGCCGCAACGCTGATTGACGGTTTGTTCGGTTTTTCATAATTATAGCAAATAGGAAAAGGTGGTCAAGCCGCAACCGTTTGAGCCTTTGCCGTGCAGCACAAACATTATAGCAAATAGGAAAAGGTGGTCAAGCCGCAACCAAATCATCCGTCTGTTGTTCGTAAATCGGATTATAGCAAATAGGAAAAGGTGGTCAAGCTGTAACGAAAGCTGCAAAAGCTTTCCTACTGCCGCGATAACTACGGGGTATTCTTCAAACGCCCGGGCGACAATGTGCAGCAGATTGACACCTCGCTGACCGACTTTGACGCGCTGATTATGACCCAGTATCAGCTGGTGGCCTCAATTGCGCGTATGCCGGCAACCAAACTGCTGAAGACGCAGCCGAAAGGCTTTAACGCCACCGGCGAATATGAGATGAAAGACTATATTCAGGAGCTTCAGCACCTGCAAGACAATCAGATGAAGCCCCTGATTGAGCGCAACAACCTGCTGGTCGAAAAGTCAGAGTTCGACTATTCCTACGAGCTGGAAGCCAAATTCAACCCGGTTGATATGCCGACCGAGCGTGAACTGGCAGAAGTCCGCAAGATTGATGCCGACACCGACATGGTTCTGATTAATGCCGGGGCTATTTCGCCGGAAGAGGCGAGGGCGCGGATTATCGCCGACCCGAACAGCGGCTATAACGGCCTGCCGGCAGAAATGCCGCACAGCGACTTTATGGAAGAGAATTTCCTTGATGACGAAACCGCCACGGGTGAACAGCTGTTTGGAGAACAGCCGGAACAAACGCTTGACGAATGGAACGAGGAAGATCATCCGCGCGATGACGACGGCAAATTCGGCAAAGGCGGTGGAAAGGCCAAGGAAGGGAAGAAGAATCCTGTTGAGGAAAAAGAAGATATTTCAAAATTCTTAGAAGAAGAAATTTCCGGTGTTAAAGGGCACGAAGCTATTCAGGCTCTTATGGAAAAAAAGAATGGTTTTGTTAAATCTGCTTTTCATCGTGATGATATGGGAGACATTGCTTTATTTTGGGGTGATGAAAAAAGAGGTTTGTCTCATATCCTGAAACGCCGCCAGGATGATAAGATTGATGTTTCTTCATTTATAGATGATTTAACGGATGTGGTAGAAAAAGGAGAATTTGTTCGCACTAATGAAAAAGGGCGTTATGAAATCTTCTATAATAAAAAGATGGCTATTGTAGAACCAGAAGTTAAAAATGGTAAAATCACCTTTTTACTTACCGCTTTTAAGAGAAGAAAGCCATAAAAAAAGAGATGATGCTTAGAGCAGCCGCCGAACCTGCTATTCAAAGATACAGCTGAGGCGAAAATTTCTGTATGTCAAAGCATCATCTTAATACCAATATAATACCTTGAATCGCAATAAAAAGCAAGCAAAAAGTTCTATGGCGCAGTTACAAATCATACGCGGCGGCAAGCTCAATGCCAATGCCGGGATAGAATCCTGGTATATGGGAGAGCTGGAGAAACTGAGCCGGGCGATGACCCGTGAATGTGCCCGCGAGCTGAAAAAGCTGTATGCAAAGGAAGATGAGCAGATAAAATTTGCCGAAGACGCCGGCATTTCCTCGCAGATGCGGATTAAGCTCAACTATCTGCAAAAGAAATACGGTGACAAGTTTGCCGAAAAGTCAAAAGAGCTGTCAAAAAAGCTGCTGACAAAGCTGATTGCCTAATTGTTCTCGGGGCGGGATTCTCTGATGAGATTATCGACGAACGGGGGCAGGGTTTGTCCGGCCGGGCCGTAGATATGGTGGTCGAAGTAATAGTTGTTGGCGGTTGGTTCGAGTGTAAATTCCCAAGTGTCGGCGCCATGGTATTTGGCTGTCTGCACAAAGGCTGCGGCGGGAAAAACGACGCCGGAAGTTCCGACGGAAATAAATAAATCGCAGTTTTGCAGCAGTTGTTCGACCTTGTCCATACAGAGCAGATTTTCTCCGAAGAAGACAATATTCGGTTTCATCATGCCGCTGATACCGCATTGAGGGCAGGTTGTTTCAGTATCAACATCGCCGAAAGTTTCCAAGATATGGCCGCAGTTAAGGCAGACGGCCTGGTTGATTTGTCCGTGAATATGACAGATATTTGTATTTCCGGCTTTTTCGTGCAAGGTGTCAACGTTTTGGGTGATAACGCTGACGGTGCCCGGGTATTCTTTTTGCAGTTTAGTGATGGCGAGATGTGCCGGGTTTGGTTTGGCCTTTTGAATTTCAATTTTCAGTTCATTGTAAAAATCGTGCACGAGGGCAGGATTGCGCTGAAAGCCTTCGACGGTGGCAACGTCTTCAACGCGATGGTTGTTCCATAAACCGTTGGAACTGCGGAAGGTTGCCAGGCCGGACTCTGCGGAAATTCCGGCTCCGGTCAGAATGACGATATTTTTATAAAGGCGTGACATTGTTCATCTCCTTGTGTGGCATTTGCCTTTAATATAGCGCTTTTTTTGTTTCTGTCTGCATTTTTTTATAGAAATCTTTACCATAATGTGGTATTTTATAGACAAATAAACGACAAAAAAGAGAATGTTATGGGAAAAAGACCTCGAATCAGCCGATCGGATTTGCCTAATCAGGAACGGGTTGCGCTTTTGAACAAGTTTGATGCAGCGTTTGGTGCATTTCAACGTTTGCAAGAGCGGCGCCGGGCCTGTTCCGACGAGGCGGAAAAGCGGCGGGTTAACACGCTGCTGAACGGCTATCGTTCAGAATTTCAGCAGTTGTTTGCACAACTGAAGCTGGTTGACCTCGGCTGTAAAAATAACATGGAAGCTTTGTTTAACAATTACTGTGAGAGCTATAATGTTTATTTTGGCCGCAAGCTGGGAAATTATGTTCGGGATGTGTTGCAGTCCGAGGAAATTAAAAAGATTACCCATTTGATTCATACGGTCAAAAATGACGAAGAACGGGCTAAGCTTCAGGAATATATCGACAATAAGCCGCAAAGCGAACTGAATGCGCTGATTAAGCTGGCCGTGCGCAATTATCAACAGAATCGCAGTGACTATAACCGGGCGAAGACGAATGATTTTCTGGCTTATTTTCATAAAAAAATCGAGTGTAAACCATATACGAAAGCAAGCGAAGACGAAATAAAGGCGACCCGGGCTGATTTTAACGGATTTTTTCAGATTCCCGGGGTTGAACAGCTGAAACGTTATAATCCTTATTCGGAAGCATACAGAGATTTCAGCCGTCGTCCGTCCCGGTCGCGGATTGATATTTCGCCGTTCAGCTATGATTTCAGCCGAAGCAAGGCATGGCAGGCCTGCTGCCGGACGACGATGCTGTCGTCAATTGAAATGCCTTTGCGTGAGGCAATGGCCCGACAGGGCGTTCCGCCTGAATTGTTGCCGAAAATGAAAGTGGCGGATTTTGGGCGCATTTTGTTCAATGAGTATGGCAAGGAGCCGTATCATCCGGGAAGAGGAAATATTCTTGCGCTGGAAGACGTGGTTCCCGGGCTGGACAGCCGTCATAAAGCGTTTTTTTGGAAATATAATGCCATTCCGACGCCGGAAGCTCAGAAAAAATTTTGCGACTCTTTGCTAAAACACGGCGTTTCTCAGGAATATATTGACGTGCTGCTGCCGAGCATTTTAAACGAAGGCCGGCCGAATCCCAAAGTTGACCGAAAGAAGTTTAAAGGGGTTATTCCGTTTTTTTCCCTGCATCATAAATGGGCGATTCAATATCTGGGCGGCAAGGCAAACAGTCAGAAGAATTATGTGGGAATTGCCGAATTCAAATCAGTCGACGATTGGTCCAACGATACGCCGCAGCATGACATTTGGCACGAGGCCGATGCCGTTATCCGCAAGGCGCATGGCGAACTCGGCAACGGCGACCAGCTTTATGAAAATGTTTTGGCCGGCGATGAGCAAGATTCCGATTTTATTGAATATCTGGTCGATACGAGATATGACAACCAAAATGACGGGAAGTACTGGACCGTCAGTATGGGGTATAAGGCGGAAGACAATATCCGCGGAGAGATAAAAGATTTTGCAATAACCAATGAAAAAGCAAAATCCCCGGCTAAAAAGGAGAAAAACATTGATAAAAGATATCGCCCGGCAGCTTATGCAAGATGAGGACGTTTGGTGCGGAGAGGCGGTTAATCCCCGTTATCTGGATGATTGCAAGAAGTATTTGGCCGCAGAAGAGCGTTGTGCGCTGCCGCCGGATTATGTTGCCTTGCTGCGATATGTGAACGGTGCTTTTTCCGATCGGGCTTTGTTGTTCGGAGTGATGCCGGAATCCTGGCCGGGGCTGGAGGATGTTGTAACGCAGAACGAACGTTATAATTCGGATGTCTTCGGCGAGATGATTTTGCTGGGAACAAATGATTTTGACTGGCTGGTCTATGATGCCGCGCAGGAGGAATATCAGATACGTGAGCGGCAGGGAATGACAGTTATTGAGAATTTTGCCGATTTGGAGCAAGCTTTGCATTATTGGTTTCATCTGAATTAGTTTCTGTTTGTATTCGTTTGAAGCTGCTATTTTCTTTCAGGCGCTTTCCTTTGGAGCTCCGGCTCAGAAAGAAGTACGGTAAAAAAACCTCCCAGAGGGAGGTTTTTTATTGGCTCTGGCTCTAGCTTAGTAAGTTCGTGCGGGAGCACTCACTAACTGCGCGTCGGTCACTTGCTTTGCAGTGGATATATCGTGCTGCGAGAGCACTTATATCCTGGCAAAGCTACGTCTCTTGCGGTAAAAACAACCGGAGCAGCGGTTGTTTTTATCCTCGAGCCTGATACGAACAGGCAGTCGTTGTTCTCGGCAAGGCAGTTATAACCAATAAAAAAACCTCCCAGAGGGAGGTTTTTTTATTGGCTCCCGCCGCCTGATTCG